GAAAAACACCTGTTGCGCCTACTGGCTTGCCGTTCCACGTTTTTATTAATCTTAACTTCATAATTATCGTTTCATTCTTGCCATAAAATCAACACTCATCCAATAAACATTTAAATCAGCATTGTATGCTTGTGAATCAGATGACATATATTTAACTGTCTGCACACTAATATCATTTACTGTACCTACAAATCTGTCTAATCTATTTCTTATAGAGTTAGATAAACTTTGTGTAGTGTCATAGTTGTTTGTATAAACATCTACTTGAAATTGTACTTCTTCTAAATTACTTTGTCCATCTTTATAATCAACAGGAGTAGAATTTATAATTGTGTAAACACAAAAAGGATAGGTAACATTTTGAGGAGCAATGTCTGGAAAGATGCGTAATCCGCAAACACCAGTCACTGCCACATCAGTTGATAATCTCCCGTATATAACTTTTCCTATCATTCCCAAAATCTTTTAGGATACATCTTAACAAGCTCTTTTGCCTCTGCAATCATTAAAGGATATACAACTGATTGAGATGCATTTTTCACTATTAAAACTACTCTTTGTCTCCATGCTTTTGCAGAACCATAAATCATATGAGCGTAAAAGCCATCATATTTATCTTCTGAATTTAATACTGAACCTATTGGTTGTGGATTGTAATGAGGCCCAATAGCACCATTAGTCCATTTATATTTTTGTAGTAATTTACTTAAATCTTTAATAGACCTTCTTAAATTACCTGGTTTTACTAAATATCTATATTTAGCACTACCTCCAGACTTACCTACACCTTTAGCAAAGGTACTTACAGTGTGTTCTTTTAATGAAACTTCAACATTTGATTTATAAATATTAAGTGCCGCTGGCATTGCAGCGTTAATTACATTCATCCTTTTATCAACAGTGATATTCATTAATATATCATTAAGTTCTAAAACTGTTTCTGCTAAACCATTGGCAAAAATGCCTCTTATTTTTTTTCCCGATCCGCTTGCTCTTTTTAATCTTGATATTTGAGCCTGTGTTATATATGTCATTGGTAATTTTCGTTAAATGAACAAAACATATACATATACAAACTATCTTCGCTTATCTGTATGTTTTCAATTTGATATTTCCTATTCATGTAGGTAATTCTCATTGATTCTGTCACAGTAGTAATATACCTACAAGTTACTCTTATCTGACTTTTTGCCGTTATTTTACCTCCATCCACATCTTCTCTATTTACACCTTTATAATCAACCATACCCCAAACAGTGTCAACCGTTGACCATGATTCAGTAGGGTATCCTGTAGCGGAAGCCGTTCTACTAACTTGCTCAATTAATATTCTTTCTCTCAATCGTCCTATTTCTTCTTTCTTATTGTATCTCATTAGAATAATTGAACTCTATATTGATCTAAAAGATATTGAGAGGCAGTAGGCATCTTTCTAACGTAATCTTCTCTGTTGTCGTAGGTATCAGCAATCATCATTAACATTGCCTGTCTTATTTGCATTGGCACACCACTTGCCTCACTGCTAAATCCTGCCGTATAAGTTATAGTAACATCATTTATATTACCATACAATGTTGGCCATGTTTTGCCAAATGCAAGGGATAGTCTGCATGGTTTTGAAAAATTATCTACAATGTAATTACTACTATTGTATGTCTGTGTTGTATTTTGGCTGTCTGCATACTGAAAATTAGTAACGGCAATAACTGGAGAAATACTTAAATAAATAATTGGATTTGAAAGCCTATCTAACTTTTCAGTAATAGTTTGAGTAATCAATGCCATGTTAAGGTAACTTTCAGCAACGTGACGAGCTCCAGTAATTAAAGTAGTAATCATTGTATCATCAGCAGATGTATCAACCTTTAAATAGTTTTTTACTTCAGACAATGTCCAAGGTTCTGTTACTGGTGCCGTTGTTACTTTCCAAGCCATTTGATTATATTTTAAAATGGAGGACTATATTTCAAGTCCTCCAGATTAGATCCCCAATGAAATTACAGGTTCTTTAGGTGCTTAATTGCAGCAGTATTAAGCAACTTGCCATCATACCTTGCATACATTAAGAAACCTACTTCCATCTCATCCATGAAACGCTCACGCAATGGCACAAGCACATTGTTGGCAACGGCACGGATAATATATTTACTCCAATCTCCAAAATAAATAATTTTAGCATCAGCAGCCTGTGCAGATGGTAAATCATTGTTCACAAAGAAATTGTAACCAAGCAATCTATCTGGTGTACCTTCTCTAAGAGATGGTTGGAACAAAGTAGTATTATTAGTGTCCAAGTTTAACTTTCTAACTGCACTCAAAATCTGGTCATGCATCATAAATGCAGCAGATGGTGAGTTACGGTAAGCAATGTCAACTGAATGAACAAGGTCAACCAAGTTAGCAGCAGTAAAGGCACCAGTAGATGCAGATTCTACACCGGAAGGTGCTACGTCTCTGAATCCTGTTGGTTTACCAGAACCATCACCAGTAGTAAATGCAGTGTTTAACGCTCTACCTAAACGCTCACCTAACATGATTGGTAATTCACTATTCAATAAACCAAACTCGTCATTTGCCCATTCAACAGATACTTTTACCAATGTGTTACAAACGTGAGCTGCAAAAGTTTCTCTTGTAAATGTCATGTCTTGAACAGTTACTGCCGTTGCCTCTGTATGCCAGTTAGCAGCCGTGCCTGTATCATTAACTTTTGGCCAGTACAATGTACCTGCTTTTGGTGTAGTGATTACACGGCTAACTTGTAACATTGGTCCGTAGTAAGCCATTGTTCTTTCCAATTCGTTAGAGAACTGGTAAGGAATAACATAACCACCTGCCAATCCAGTCTCCGCAGTAGTAATCGTTGCAGTACCACGCATTTCACGGAGTAAACCGCGCTCAGTGTTATTCAACTCTCTCTTTGCAATAGCCTTGATAAATGCAGAGTGATACTCTGGAGACTTAACAATCTCTCTTTGATCCCTTGGCAATGCAGCAAGTGTATCTTCAATAACACTAACTCCTCTTGACTCAGAGTTGATTTCATTCCATCTTTCTAAACGTGAAATTTGGTCTGTATAACTTTTAAAAGAGCTATCTGCTTTATCCCATTGTGCGGATTCGTCGGCGGACATCAATCTACCTTCGGCTGCGGCTCTTTTTTGTAGGTCTTCCATTATTGCGTAATCGGAAGCCCGCTTTTCTCTTAATTCCTTTGCAGTCATTATTTTGTTTTTAAATTTAATAAGTGCAGGGCGTTCCTGCGTAACTCGTTCTGTATATTAATTTCAGATTTAACACATATATTAATAACACTTTGTAATTCTTCATCTAACTTTCCTGCTATCTGCTCATAGCTGCGCTTGGCAACCATGGTATCTGGATTAGCAGGATAAGTTACCGGAGAAACATCATATACTTTCTTAATGCCTCGAATAACTCTTTTAGGTTTCATGCCTTCCCTTTCTTGCCAGTCCTCTGCCTCAACACTAAAAGCAAATGATGATTGATAAACATCACCACGTTTAACCATTTCTAAAAGGTCGTTACCTAAAGAAGTGTTTGGTGCCTCAAACTCATATTCCATAGCAGAACCAGTAACTTTTAATTTTAAAGTACCAGATTTAGTCCTTGCCAAAACCATGTTAGCATCATGATTAAACAATGCTACTACATCACTCATGTCCGAGTTAGTAAATACATCTTGGCTCATCTCCTCATCATACCAGCCCATATCGTAGGCAGAGTTAAACACGGTAGCAGTGCCTACTATTGTGCGAGATTCTGGCATTGCTCGAAACTCGTAATTTATACTTCTCTTTTCCATTGTTTCTTCTTTTGACCTTTCGTCCATTATTTTATTAGCTGTTCTTTCTGCCCAGGGCAACATTGTTGAACCACCCCAAGCGTCATACATGATTGAACCGCATATTTCGTTATCGTTATCATCAAAATATTTACCTTGGTCATATACCTTGGCTCTACTTAAAAAACTATATGTCCTTATCACTTCATCGTCACTTAATGCCTCTCTTCCGCTTAACTGCCTTGCCCTTGTCCAGCCTACACTTGTACCGCACTGGCTGCCATTATCTTCTTTATGCTGCAATGCTTTCTTTGCGGCATTTGTTGCTGATTGAGGGTAATTACTGTACGGCATCTGTCGTAGGTTCTATTTTTATGTTTGATGCTAAAGGCAATTCATAACTATCTCCACCGGTGTAAGGATTCATATTCTCTTTAATCCTAATTTCGTTAGGTGACATAGCTAATACATTTCGCATCGTGGTATAATAAGAAGATCGCGCTGCAACATCGCCACGGAGTAAGCCATCAAGATTAAAACGTGTACTATACCTTTCTTTTTCTACCTCAAAAAATATCTTTCTATTAAATTCTGCCTCTATAATTTCGCACAATGGCATAATGGTGTAATTAACAAACATTTGGCTTAACTGCTCCATGTTGCTAAATGTAGCCTTATCCATATCTTCTAATAAAACACCTGGTACACCAGTTATGCGAGCAATGTCTGATATAGTAGCTTTCTTTGTTTCATTAAAAGCTGCATCATTAGGATTAAGACCTACCTTCTGAAAGTCCATGCCTTCCTCTAAGATGGCAGTGCCTCCAGCATTTTGACTGCCTCCAAAAGCACGATTGAAAGAAGATTTTAATCTGTCGTATGCCTCATTAGTTAACTTACCAGGATGTTTTAACACTCCATTCAAGTGTGCGCCATTCTTGTAAAAGTTAGCACCATAATTTCTATTTGCTAAAGCCAAGCCGTAGTTATCTCTGTGAAGGTCCGGCATAACAAAACCATCAATACCATTCCATGAAAGGTTAGGTATATGAATGATGTTATCTGAACTATACTTCTTATTATTCTTCTTATTCTTAAATAATAACTCTCCTCTGGTATTATAGTAGCTTTCCATTTGCAACGGATCAAGTATCAAAAGACTTGTAATCCTTTGGCTATTTGCATTCCTGTTGATAGCAGCGTAAAATACACCATGGCTCAAATAGTGAAGCACCATTGTCTTATAGAACGTGTGAGCTGTGTAAAACTGTGAGGGCTCACGACTAACTATTTTAAAATTTGGATGTTCTTTAGCTATTCTTAAACTACCATCTTCTCCTTTTTCTATAATATCAAAAGGCAAGGAGGCAATAACACCTCCAAGTATTTGAGTCGCTCGGTAAAAGGCAGGAAGACCAATAATAGAATATTCATCGACCGCAACACCAGCTGCAGATCCTCTTTGAAACAATGCGCCTAATGTATCACCGTTTATTGGTGTACTTGGATTTTCAATACTGGCACGAGTATTAGAAAAAAAAGACCGCATGGAGTTAATTATTCCCATGCGGCAAATATAAACCAAGATAGTATGAAGTAATGGAGTTATGGTAACATCTTAAACAAAGCGTATCATCATATAATTGCTTTTTGCTTTTCGAAAACTTTCGTAGGTCTTATATTTCTCATCCAATCCAAACTCATCTCTCTCTTCCTCCAATTTTATCCATGCCTCTTGATGTGTACGACATTCTCCGGATAACTCGTAAAACCTATGAAAATATCCGCTTGTTGAATTAATTTGTCTAACTTGTTGAGCGTACTCATGCTTTGCCATTAATTTTTCCATAATTAAAAGGTTTTTATTTTAATTAGGTACATTTTATAACATCAACAATCCTTGTTCTCTTTCACCAGATGTGTAAATAGTTGGTCTATCTCCTTGCATTATCTGTGCGTAAGCCATTA